GGGCCAGGCCGTGACCATCAGCGGCAGCGTGACGGAGCGCGAGTGGACCGACAAGGACGGCCAGAAGCGCAAGAGCATGGATGTCCGCGTGAACGACCTAGCGTTGCAGGGCGGCAAGAAGGAAGCCGCAGCTCCGGCCCCGCGCCCGGCAGCGGGCAAGCCCGGCAAGTCGTTTGACGACTTCTCAGACCCGCCGTTCTGACATGGCCTGCGGTGATTTCGCCCTCACGGTGCCACAGATGCGGGAAGCCGCTCGCCTGTACCAGGAGGGGAAGTCCCGCCGTCAAGTCGCCCAGCACTTCGGCGTGAGCGCCAAGGCAGTAACCAACTCGTTGCGCTATCAGGGCGTTTCCATGCGCCCGCGAGTAGAGGCGCTGCGTCTTAGCAAAAGGAAAGCATCGTGAAACTCAGCCTTTTTGATATTGCGTCGGAGTACCGCGCAGCAGTGGACAAGCTCTCCGACCTCGACTTGGACGAGCAGACCATTGCGGACACGCTTGAATCGCTGCCTGGCGAACTGGAAGCAAAGGCCCGCAATGTCGCAGCCTTTGCCCGGGATCTGGAAGCCACGGCCAGTAGCATCAAGGACGCCGAGGCGCAGATGGCAGCTCGGCGCAAGGCCATCGAGAACCGCGCAGCGGGTCTGCGGCGCTACCTGATGACGAGCATGCAAGTGGCGGGGATCAGCAAGATCGAGTGCCCGCAGTTCTGCTTGTCCATCAAGGCGAATCCTCCGGCAGTGGAGATTTACGAGCCGCTGAGCGTGCCTGCCGACTACATGAAGCAGCCGCCCCCGCCGCCTCCGACGCCGGACAAGACGCTGATCAGCAAGGCGCTCAAGGACGGCTATGAAGTGCCAGGGGCGCGACTCGTTCGCGGTCAACGGCTGGAGATTCAATAGTGACCTCTCCCAACTCAGAGAGCGGGGGCAAGGACTGCGCCCGCGTGACGGAGCCTCTTTCGTGGCGCTGCTTTCACTGCGACGAGGTTTTCACCACCGCCGACGCAGCCGCCGAGCACTTCGGCCCGCGCATCTACAGCGACCCGGCATGCACCGTCGACGCGAGCCGCCTGCGTGCGCTGGAGAGCGAGCTGGACGCCTACCGGCAAGAGGACACGGAACTGCACCGCGCCATGTGGGGCATGCAGTCGCGCCACGCCACTGAGCTTGTCCGCGAGGAAGAGACGGGCTACGCACGCGGCCTGCGGGACGGCGTGAACCTGCCGCTCGATTCGCCCGAACGCGCCGCCTGCGTGATGGAGGTGAGCCGTGGCTGAACCTAGCTTGGCCGAACGGCTATGGCGCGCAGAGAACGCGCTGCGCAACATCGAGGAAGCGTGCAACTACAGCCCGCACCGCGAGCTAGGCACATGGGACTCGGCGCTTGCTTCGCTGATCCACCAATCCGCACGGCTGCTGCCTCCAGTCACCCATGAAGCACAGAAGGAGACGCCATGAGCGAGCACTACATGCGCGACGTACCTATGGCGGAAATGGTGCCGCCGCCTGTTGTGCCGGCGGTGCCCCCACATCCGCTGGACGCGCTGCTGCCGGAAATCTGTCAACTGCTCGATAGCTGCCGTGAGGACTTCAAGCTGCGCGGCATCTGGACGGAGTGGGATCAGTCCGTGCGCGACCGCATCACCGCCTACAACTTAGCCAAGCTCAACAGACGTTTTGCGATGGTCCCGCCCGAGCCGACGACCGCAATGCTTGACGCTGGACTGGCGTGCCACGACCGCAGTGCTGCACCCGAGGAAGAACTGGCCGCCATGTGGCGGGCGATGGTAGATGCCGCTTCCCCATCGCAACCCATGACGCCGGAGCACGCACAGCAGGCTTTCGGGCATGTGGGCTTGTCCGTTCCTAACTCTCAGGGGTAGAGGAGTGAGTGACCTATCCGAAATCTGGCGAGCAGAAATGATGTCTGTCGAGGACATCGCTGCTCTGTGGAAAGTACCCCGCGACTACGCGAGAGACGTTCTTGTCAAGCAGGAAGGCTTCCCCTCTCCTGCTCCTGGATCTACCCGTAAGTTTCAGCGGTGGCTGCGTAGGGATGTGGAGGCGTTCGCCGTGGGAGAATTTCATGCAAATTGAAATGCTGAGTATGCCCATTGCCGATCAACTCGTTGCCGACGCTGCCGCCCTGTTCTCCCGCCTGGAGGACTTGGACCTACAAACCCGCGTGGAGACGCTCAACCGGCTGCGTGATGCCCTGCGCGAACACTCGCCTTTCAAGGCTGAGCCGGTTGACTGTGTGCGCTGGGTAAAGGCGGAACTTGTAACCGCAAACGACTACAACCCGAACAGCGTAGCGCCGCCTGAAATGAAGCTGCTGGCCCACTCAATCACTGAGGACGGCTACACCCAGCCCATTGTTTCCTGGTTGCGGACGGATAACGTGCGGGAAGTGGTCGACGGCTTCCACCGGCACCGGGTAGGCAAGGAAGTCCCCGAGGTGCGCGAGCGGGTACATGGATATTTGCCTGTCGTCACGATCAACGGAGAGCGCCAAGACAAGGGCGACCGCATGGCCGCGACCATCCGGCACAACCGGGCGCGTGGTGAGCATCGCGTGGAGTCGATGGCTGACATCGTTGTCGAACTCAAGCGCCGGTTTTGGTCCGACGAAAAGATCGCAACGGAGCTTGGCATGGAGCCGGACGAGGTGCTGCGCCTCACGCAAGTTACGGGGCTGGCCGGGTTGTTCGCTGACCGTTCGTTCTCTGAGGCGTGGCAAGCGACATCGTTTGATGAAGTGGGCGGAACCGATGCTAGCGAGGACGAATGACCTATTCGAGCGTTGGCATCCCTTCTGGCTTTGGGAGTGCGTCAACGATGGTATGTGGAATCAACAAAGGAACGATATGCTGAGGGTCCAAGAATGCGCGAAGGTGCTTAGCAATCCGGGCCGTTGCCGGACGGCAATGGAGGAAGCAGTGGAGGCTTACCCGATCAGCGCCGAACAGCATTTGAGCAAGCCTTACGGACGCCGCCCGTGGATGGGTCAAGCGGCATGCTGCTACGCGCTGAGCGCGACCGAAGAAGAAACGCGCATCGCCTGGAATTTCTACATGACGCCAGAAGCGCAAGCTAGCGCAAACGCCATTGCCGACCAAGTGATTGCCGAATGGGAAAAGGCAAATGCCTAAGTATTCGCTCGGCATTGATGTTCTGACCGCCGCTCAAGAGAGGATCGAGTGGACGTTCGACAATTTCCCGCGCATCTATTGCAGCTTCAGCGCGGGAAAGGACTCCGGGGTGATGGCGCATCTAGTCTTGACCGAGGCTCGGAAGCGCGGGCGGAAGGTTGGCCTGTTCTTTCTCGATTGGGAAGCGCAGTTTACGCACACGATTGACTTCGCACGGGCGATGTACGAGGAGTACGCCGACTGCGTAGAGCCCTATTGGTGCGCCGTACCGATCAAGACATGGAACGCTTGTTCCGCCCATGAGCCGGAGTGGCAGGCATGGGACGAGAGCAAGCGCAATCTATGGGTGCGCGAGCCTGAGCCAATCAGCATCACTGACCCGGCAAAGCTGCCGTTTTGGTATGACGGGATCATGTTTGAGGAGTTCGTCCCCGCGTTTGGTAAGTGGTACGCGCAAGGCGAACGGACAGCCTGTTTTGTCGGCATCCGTGCCCAGGAAAGTCTTAACCGCTTTCGTACGCTCGCCCGTGACAAGCCGACCTATGAAGGCCGGATGTACACCACCAACGTGGTTGACGAGGTGTGGAACGTCTACCCGATCTACGATTGGGTCACTGAGGACATTTGGACGTACCACGGCAAAACCGGCAAGTCGTACAACAAGCTGTATGACCGGATGCACCAGGCAGGCATGACGCTGCATCAAATGCGGATATGCGAGCCGTTCGGGGAAGAGTCGCGCAAGGGCATGTGGCTGTATCAAGTGATCGAGCCCGCCGTGTGGGCAAAACTGGTCCTGCGAGCCAACGGAGCGAACACCGGAAAGCTCTATGCCAACGTGCGCGGCTCGATGATGGGTAATCACACGATCAAGCTGCCAGAGGGGCATACGTGGAAGTCCTTTGCCCTGTCAATTCTGGACAGCACGCCGCCGAAAACCCGCGAGCACTACAAGAACAAAATCGCCTATTACATCCAGTGGTACAAGGTGCGCGGCTACCCCGATGGCATCCCTGACGGGGAGGAGGTTCCAATCAAGCTGGAAAACGCCCGCAAGGTTCCGAGCTGGCGGCGCGTGTGTAAGACGCTTCTCAAGAACGACTACTGGTGCAAGTACCTGGACTTCAGCCCGACGAAAACTAGCGCCTATGCCCGGTATGAAGAACTGATGAAGCGACGCCGCGCTGCGTGGGGCATCTTCCATCCCGAGGGGGAATCACGCAAAAATCCCGCAGATTGCGGGGATGTTGCGGGGTAAGTATGGGTCCTCTCTCCGGCACCACGTTAGTGCGCTTTTGTTGTCCATCCCTGCTTTTCCCTAGGGATCACCGGCACAAAAGCTCAGCAAGCCCGCACACTTCCCGCAAAATGCCCGCAATCATGCGGGAGGATGGGATGGCGTATGTGCGTAGCTACGGCAAGGGACAGTTCCGCTGCGAGGTGGAGAAACTAGGGGTCCGAGACTCCCAAATCTTCGACCGCAAGGGGGACGCCCAGCGCTGGGGCATCCAGCGGGAAGCTGAGATTGAGGCGGAAAAGACCGGGCGAGGCGTCACCTTCGGCCAGGTTGCGGGACGGTACTTGCGGGAAGTCACCCCCAAGAAGAAGTCCGCAACCGATTGGGAAACCCGCCGCATGGGCTACTTCGTGGCCTACTTTGGCGAGTCCACCCCCGTCCTGAACATCACCCGCAAGACGGTAGCCAAGTGGCGGGACCACCGGCTGACGACCGTTTCAGGGTCCACGGTCAACCGGGAGGCCAACCTGCTGTCCAACCTGTTCCGCAAAGCGCGGCTCGATTGGGAGTACATGCAGGCGAACCCGCTGGAGGGTATCGACTGGCCCGACGAGGAAGAGCCCCGGACGGTCGTTTGGAACTGGAGGCAGATTCGCCGCGTTCTGCGGTACTGCCAAGGCTCGCAGGGCGTGAAGACGCAGCAATGCGGCATCGCCTTCCACATCGCGCTACGAACCGCTATGCGGGCCAAGGAAGTGCTGATAGCCAAGCGGCGGGGAAACATCGTCACCATCACTGACAGCAAGACGACCAAACGGGGCAGCGTCGGCAAGGAAATCGAGATCCCCCTGACCTACCAGGCTAGGCGCGTGATGGATCGGTACGGGGTTGTCCCGTGGCAAGTCGAGTCCAACGAGCTGTCCGTCCTGTTCCACAAAGCGGCCATTCACTGCGGAGTGCGTGTCAAGCATGAGGACGGGCCGACATTCCACGATGCCCGAGGGACTGCGCTAACCCTGATGGCGCGAAAGATGCCGGTCCAGGAGTTGCAGCGAATCAGCCGCCACCGCAAGCTGGACATGCTGGTTCTCGTCTATTACCGCGAGACAGCCGAGCAAATCGCAGCTCGCCTTTGAAACCACTTAGGGGGATGGAATGAGCACCGTTGACGCAGAACTCGCGACTGACGCGGCCAGGAAAACAGCTGACCGTGAGGTGCAGTTGATGTACCCCAATCAGCGCAACACGCCGGAAGCCCACCGGACTTGGTCGCGGATCTTCTGGAAAGAGTATTGGGCGTATGTCAGTCCTGCCGCCGCCATCAAAGGAGAACAGATTGAACGGTAACCTCCCCCCCTTCCCCGTCCTCCCCCTCACCCCCGAGGAGAGGATTCTTTGGATTGATTGGGGGGAGAGAGTGGCAGCAGCAGAAAGGGAGCGAGCGGCGCAGATTGCGGACGATATGCCGCGCCCGGACGGCATCCTTTCTCCACAAGGCATGGTGGCCTACGTTTGCGCGATGAGTGACATTGCCGCCGCCATCCGCAAAGGCAACCAACAGGAGGGGAAATGAGCGAACTGGACCTGTCCAAGCCGATCCTGATCTACCCGTCAGACTTCGGTGAGCGCCTGATAACCGAGAGGAAGCGCCTCCCAAAGCGGGTCCGCAGGATGAGCGCCAGAAAGGTCAAGCGCTGGCTTGCCTCTGAACTGCGCAAGGCGTGGGACGCTGCCCGCGTCTGATGTCACAATACCCCCGGCCCTATCCTCCCAAGGGCTGATTTGGGGCTCGCGCAAGTGAGCCCTTTTCTTTAGGAGATGCGATGCTCCCGTTTACCCTGACGATGGAGATTGACCTGTCCGCAGCCGCTCACAAGCGCGAGGTGTCGGAAGGGTTTGCCAAGTTACGGGCGGAACTGCTGCCGGAGCCCAAGCCTGACTTTTACGCCGCCGCCTTGCGCGGCCTGCTCGGGGTAACGGATGCGGCCCAGTGGAGAGGCTTGCAGGCGGACCTGATGCCGCAGCAACTGCCTCTCTATCAAAACATGATGGGCGGCGTCTCTTGGCCGATTCAGGGGAACGCCCTAGCGAGCAACAACGCCAATCCGTACACAGGCGGTCTTGGTGCGGCGCTGGGTCTTCACGGCTTGTGGTGAAGGCTAGAAGCCGTTAGCGTCTAGGGTCAAGCCGGCAGCACGCGCTTTCCGGCGAACCCATGCCTCTCTTTGACGCTGCCGTGATTGCTCAGTGACCACCGTCCGCTGGCGGCCCTTCCGCACCTTGTCGTCAGCGTTGTCCTTGGGAGTGCCAAGGAAAAGGTGTGAGGGGTTGCAGCACACCGGGTTGTCGCACTTGTGGCAACCGTGCAGGCCGCCAGGAATCGGGCCGTTGGTCAGCTCCCACGCGAGGCGATGCGCTGGTGCGTACTTGCCTGTCGCCAGCACAAACATCCCATACCCACGCCCACTTTGAGATCTGGCGGCAGTCCACGGCCAGCAGGCATCCGGGCCGCCCGACTTGTCCACCTTCGACCACAAGCGACAAGCAATAGAGCAGTAAATCTGCCGATTCGCGTCCGAACGCGCCCGTTCAAAGGTCGCGCCGCAGTGTGAACATGCCTGCGTTCCGCCAAGCAAGGTCTTCGTGCGCTCGTATCGCTCTTTGCACGCTTTCGCGTGGCACCCCCTGCAATGGTTGCTGCGTCCGCTCTTGTTCTGAGCGTTGAGGTGGAAACTGTCTAACGGGAGATTGAGCCCGCAAATGCGACACGCTTTAGAATCGGCGTCAGCCATGTTCGTTGCCTTTCAACGAGTGTGGTTAGGCACGGTCAACGGTGTTAGCGCACCGCCTGTGCCGCCTTGATTTTAACAGCTAGTACCCGTAGGCATCTAGCGTTAAGCCGATGTTCGCAACCGCGTAGGAGAGCATGGTCAGCGCCATCCCGTAGCGCCCTGCCTCCCAATAGACCAAGTAGCCCTGTAGCGCGTACATCACCATTGGTACGCCGAGCCAGAATAGGGATTGGTTCACGACAGCATCTCCGGCGAGACTGTCACCCGGCCAACCTGCCCATACTCAGAGTGGTATGTGATGGCCGACACCTGGCGCTCGGCAATCCACCCTCCCCGCGCAGCGTAGGCATCCCGGGCCGCCAAGGTGGCGTGCTGGATGACCGTAATCCCCGAGTGCTCTTTTTCCTCTACGTGGTGGCGGTGTCCGCAGTGGGCGTAGCGCTTGGTCGTCTCGCCCCACACCTTGGGGAACTGCGAGGCAAACAGGATCGGAAGCTGATCGTTCTTCTTCAGGTGTCCGTGGTGGAAGGCGAGCATGGTCTTGCCGTGCTGGTGGACGTAGTACGGCAACTCGGAGTCGATCACATGGACGCGAGGCTCGTTCTCGTACAGGGCGCGGAACATCACCCGCAGCCACACGGAAGACGCCATATCGTGATTGCCCTCGGCCATCAGGACGACGACCTTTTCATGCTTGGCAAGCGCTAGGTCTATCACCCGGCGAAGGATGCGAACCGCCGTAGTGACCATCTTGGAGAACCGGCCATCCGAATCAAGGATGTGCCCGTGCTGGGGCGTTACTGGAGCTACAGCGGAGTCGTAGTGCAGGAAGTCCCCGAGCTGATTCACAAAGCCAACGCGGGAGGCGGGAGAGGCGTTGACCATCTGAGCGAAGCAGCCGACAAGCGTAGCCTCAGCGATGCTCAAATCCCAATCTGCGCCGCCCTCCTTGGCCCACGCTAGCATCCCTACGTGACTATCCGTGAGAGTGTAGAGAGTAGCCAGTTGATCGGTGGACACCTTCGGGGCGGCGGTCGGCTTGATGCGCGGCAGATCCTGTGCCATCGCGTCAAAGGCTTCCCGAATGAGCTGCGCCCGCCGTTCCTCGTCAGCGGAGGACTTCACCCATTGGCTAGAGAGCTTGCCGTCCACATAGAGCGAACTGACGCCCTTGACCTTGAACCCGTCCGGGACGGTGCGGGTCATGTCGTGCTCAGGACTCCATCCCTTGAGTGCAGCCCGCTTCTTGAGCGCCTGCATCGCACGACCCAAGACGCTGTGATTGACGCCGAGCGCCTTTGCAGCCTTGCGGATGGTGCCGTGCTTCTCGATGCCCTCGATGTACTCCAGTTCGCGGACGGTGGCGAAGCTGACTAGTTGGGCGTCCATCATTTCAGCTTGTGAATGTGGATCTGCCCGCCTGAGTTGGCGTCCACCTGGCAGGCGATCTCGACAGCCTTCCTTGCATCAGCGCCCGCCATGTACGCGCCAACCGCGATAGGTCCACCCGACCCGACGCCGAAGTAGCCGCGCTCAATCGGGTTGCTCTCGCCCGTCCCGTCCACGTAGACAAGGCCATCAGCGTTGAGGATGAGTGCTTCGCTGTTGCTGATCTTTGGCTGCGGGCCACGCTTGCCGTTGCTGTACCAATCCAGCCACTTCAGCGACTCGGCCCGATAGCCAGCAAAGCCCACCAGGTCATCCCCGATGCGATGAACTTTGGTGGAGGAGAACCACGTAGACCCAAGGGTGGTCTTGGAGTCCGTGACCATCACGCCCTTCTTGGCGTCAGCGAAGATCGTCGTCATCAAATGCTCGGGACAACCTTGAACGCAGCCGCAGGGATGAAGCCGGAATCCCCTTCTGCGTCCATCACCACCACGTTATCTCCGACCACCGCGTAGCAGGCGGGAATCTCCCGGCCAGCGAACATGACCGTTGCTTGATGGCTGTCATGCGGCTTTAGGGCGAGGGCAAGGGACGCCACCCGGCAGAAGTCAGGCTCTAGCCGTACCTGCACGTTGGAGTCCTGGTAGACAGCGACTTGAGCAGACGCAGCGAAGCTAGCCGCGACCAGGGCGGCGATGAACGGGACGCGCATGATTCCCCTCCTCGGGGTTTGGGAAGAAACCTAGAACGGGTACGGACGTACCCTTATTGGGGCCAAGCGTCCCTGAGCGTCTTCACTTCGGAAGTAGCTCGGTCAGCTTCTTCTGCCACTCGCTGATATTCCGCGCTGCACGACTGGAGAACGTCTCCGAGGACGCGGGCAGCGTTGTTGGCGGCGGCAAGGGATTCCGCGCCCCTTCGCTGGGCGGACTCGATGGCGTCGCGCAACCCGCCAACAGAGCTGCGAGCACGATCAGCGTCAGCACGGATGCCAGCTTCACGACTTGCGGCAGCTCGGCCAGCTTCATCAGCCTTGCTCTGACGCGCCCTCTCAAGGCGACGGCTCTCCTCATTCGCGGCGGCAACAGATAGTTGCCATTCGGTAAGGACGACATGCTTGCCCTTTCTGTAGGCGGTGAAGTGCGAGAACGCGAGAGCGGCAACGAGGACTAGGCCGATCAGAAAGCGGGGGTTGAGCAGAGCGAACATCAGGCGAACACCTGCGCCCGTGCCTGCTCATGAAATGCGTCCCACGTTCCACGATGCGGCTTGCCGTAAAATGTGTGCATGGGATTACCTCTCACGAAAACTCGTATCGGGAAAGTTTGCGAGCAGCACCCAGATCTGGCGGGACTGCAACGCACGAACTACGTCTGCGTCGGGTGCGATAGAGAAAAGTCGCTTGCTGCCAGTGAGGCGAGGCGTGCCGCCAGCGGCAAGGCCCGCCGCATCTTGTACTCGCCGGAAGAGGCCGCGCAACGCATCAAAGACCGTAATCGGGAACGCAGCAAGCGGCGTCGCGAGAGCGCCGAATACAACGCGGCTCAGATTGAGCGGAAACACAAATGGCGCGCCGAGAACCGAGAGCGCCACTTGGCCGTGGCGCGTGCCTATGACGCAAAGCAGCTCGCGGAGAACCTGCAACGTCGCATTGCGAAGAATTTGCGCCACCGATTGGGCAAGGCCATGATGGGTAAGACGCGCGGCGTGTCGGCTGTTCGCGATCTCGGCATGAGCATCGCTGAATTCCGCGTCTACATCGCGGCTCGCTTCGGGCCTGGCATGAGTTGGGACAACTACGGCGCTTGGCATCTTGACCATGTGAAGCCGTTGGCAGCTTTCGACCTCACCGACGAAGCTCAGGCTCGCACCGCTTGCCATTACTCCAACCTTCAGCCGTTGTGGGCGCTGGAGAATCAGAAGAAGTGGTGCAGAGTTCAAGAGATTACCTGCGACCTAGCGGCGCTATGAAACTCGTTCCACGTAGAGCGGTGGGGGCGTCCCGGTCTCCATGAGCGCACGTAGCAGTCCCAAGCCTCATCATGGCTAGCGTCCACACCCGGCAGAGGCTTGGAGTCGGCCCACAGCAGCAGCCGGGCAAACGCAGCCGCCAGCACATCATCAAACTCCAGCCGGGCATGGATCATCGAGCTATCGAACGGCACGCCTTGGGTCTTGCAGACCGCCTCGGCCAGATCTCGCGTGTGACGGTGCGAGCAGACGCCGACAACCCCACCCCCGCGCTCAAACTGCCAGAAGCCGCGAGCCGGACCCTTGGCGTAGGGGTTGCCGTTCACCTTCTGGAATCGGTACTGGAAGCGGCTTTCCTGTAGGCCAATGGCGAGCATCATCACCCGGGCTGCATCGCTGTCCATCTTCGCCGGGAGCAGCTTGAAGGCCGGATTGATGGCCGTGTGAATGATGGAGTCAAGGAGGATCATTCCGCAGACTCCGGGTCGGCAGGCACATCAAGGAGAGGCACCGTCTGATTCGCCATTTCGTGCGAGCAGTCGCCTAGAAACTGCGCTGCGCCCTCATTGATCCATGAGTGACAGCGGAAAGGACGCGGCTGAATCTTTACGCCGGAACGGATGGCTTGATATTCCTCATCTGTCATCCGGTACGTGCCATTGGTTAGCACGCTCGGACGCAGTGTCGGCGCGTCGGTGCTGCCGTTCCATGTCCAGCAGCCGGTGCCCTCACGGGTGCCCCGCATGATCACCGGAAGCCACAGCCTGCCGGTTGGGCCGGGCACGCTCAACTCAACGTGCGTTGCTTCTTCCACCGCGCACTGCACGTAACCCATGCCCTGCACAATGCGGACTGGCTTCGCTTTCATTGTTTCGGCTCCTGCTTGACCAGCCTTCCCGCAATCCCCAGCACAAGCAGCGTCACCGTCACCACCGTAACTAGCTTGGGCGGCATACCCGCTTTCAGGTCCGCAGGGGCGAATTCCCATGCGCCTTGAATGGCGACAGCCCATGCCATCGCCTGCACGCTGAACCAGCGCCAGGCACGCTTTGCGTCGTCAACGAGTCTCACGTTACGGTCCTTTCGTCATTCCCGCCCAAATAGCTTTGAGCAACGTCCACCCGCCGATGGAGTACGCCATCAAGGCGAACAGGCCAATCAGCATTGCCTTCTTGAAAACCAGCGTGACGCCAGCCCACACAAAGCGCCCCGTCCGCTCGGTCGCCTGCTTCTGGAGCACGGCAAAGACCCGCTCCCAAAACCGCTCGTCCGTCATCACGTTCTCGATGCCCTTGGACACCGCGTCCCGCATCTCTGTCCTCAAGATCGCAGCGAGCAACACCCGCGATTCCTCGGTCAGGTGCTGCTGATGCTGGTTGATCGCCTTGCTTGCTCTTAGAGCTGCTGCGGCTTCGTCTGATGTGGTCATGGGGCGCGGTCCTCTCAGTCGCGACAAGGGATGAAAAGCCGCGTTTGCGGACTACGAAAGCAAAAACCCGCACGGCGGCGGGTTCGGGCTAAGATGGCGGGATGGACTACATCGAGTTCAAGCTGTGGAAGGCACTGGCAATCGTTGCACTGGCCTTCCTTGCCGGCCTGTTTGGCTTCATTGGGCCGGCAGAAGGGGAGCGGCGCGATAAGCCCCCTGAGTGAGTAGCCCCAAGGGCTCGTCTACCGCCGCGTTCCCTACGTTGAGCAGTCCGCGCTGGAAGCGTGGCGAGAACATGATTGAGCGAGCAGCGGGCGGCACGGCATACGGGAGCGCCGCACCAATTGCCGCCCCCATCGGTCCACCAAGAAAAGCACCCAAGCCAGCCTGAAGGGCTGCATTCGCAGGCTTGAGCGCATTGACCGCAGGACTGCCGAGCAGGTGCGGAGGCTGCGCCGCCTTGTCGAATACGTTGCCAAACTCACCCACCGTCCGCAGTTCGCCAGTTAGAGGCTTGCCCTTCTGTAGCTCGCGGCCAATGATGCGTGCGTCAATCGTTCCGGAGCCTTCCCGAATGGCTTTTTCAACCGTCCCGCTCATCGCGATATTGCGGCGAGCTGCCCGGTAGTTCTGGAGCAAGTCGCGCTGTCCAGTCCGTTGCAGAGCGCCGTCAATCGCGTTCTCGTAGGCATCAGCGATAGCCCGGTTCGCCCGTCCAAGCGCCCCATTGCCTGCGGCAAAGGCATCGCTGGCGTTCTCACGTAGCACGCGCACGGCGTCCACAGCATCCGAGGCGTGGAAGCCTTGGGAACGATGCGCCTGAACAAGGTCTAGGATGTCGTCGCGTTGAATGGCCGGGATCGTCCCGTGGCCGGTGTACTGTCGAACGACCGTGTTCAGCGCTTGGTCGAAGTCCTGCCCAGCAGGAATCGGGCCAAGTTGTCGGATCGGGTTGTACCCCGTCGCGTGCTGCGCGGCCCGGTAGTGGCGCATCGCCTCTAGGGACAGCGGCGCATCAGGAGTCATCCCGAGCGACTGACGAACAAGCCGCTCGCTAACTTCTTGGTTGCCCGTTGAGGCGAGCTGTGCCGTCTCGAACTTTCCGGATTGCGACTCCAGAAACCGATTTGCATAGGACGGATTCACCTGCGAGGGCGGAATCACGTAGCCAGCGTCCATTGCGCGTTCAGCCGTAGCGAGGCGCGTGGGGTTGATGTTCCCCGGGGTTCCTCGCAATGCCCGCCCAGCCGCGCCCGCAACCTGCACGGCGCCAGGCAGTGCGCCGCCGATGATGGCACCGGAGGCCGCAGTAGAGGGATCAACCATCGCTGCACCAGCACCGCCGACTGCTGCGCCAGTTGCAGCCCGTGCGGCAGTACCAAGGCCAGTCCCGGCCAATTCACCCACCCGGAAGCCTCCGGTTTGAAGGCCTCGAGTCACCCCCTCCACAATCGGCTCCAGGCCGGTTGCGAACCGCGTGCTCCCTAACGCCTGTACGCCTCGCCCAAGGACACCGCCAACACCCATCGTCCCGGCCACTTCAGTGGCGATCTTCGGCACCTTGTACAGCAGCGAGTCCGTGTCCGCACCGAACGAACGGTTGGTCGCATCCATGTCGGCGCGACGTTGCTCATTAGCCTGCTTGCCCTCAAAGGGACGCAGCAAGGTAGCCCCGATGCTGCCCGCGCCGCGCACAGCGCCACCGAGTGCAGTAAGGTACTTACCGCCCCAGCCGTCCGCAGCGAATGACCGCGCGCCTTTGCTGATTGCGTCGTTATCGATCTGCTGGCGAACGCTGCCGCCACCCGCATACTCTTCCCACGGAGCGGCCGCAGCGGGGCCGGTGGATGCGTATTCCTCCCAAGGACCGGCCATCAGATCTTCTCCCAGCTAGAGGGGTTCGCGGGATCGCCGCCTTTGAACTTGTAGCCATTGCGAACCATGCCCTTCATCGGGACAGGAGGTGTAGCTTTCGGCTGCTCGGGGACGCCTGCGTACTTACGCTGAATGCGCTCCACTTCGTCAAGAGCTTTCAGGCGAGCGCTGACCGGCACAGTCCGGTCGCCCACCTTACCTGCCATCGTCTTGTAGAGGTCTTGGTCGATGTTCGACTGCGGGCCTTCCATCCGAGGCGTGTTCATCGTCAGCCAGCCAGAGAGTGATTCAAGGGCGGTGGCGTAATCATTGCCCTGCGTGCTCACCCCTACCGCACCAAGCGTGCTGTCGATCATCGACCCAACCTTGCTCTCAGTCGGGCCGTAGCCGAGCAGAGTCCGGGCGCGCTGAATCTGCGTCAACATCTCACTCGATGCGTCAGACTTCTTAGTCTTGCCGGCCTGACGGTCGGATGCCGCACGGGCGTCAGCTTCCGCCTTTGCCTTGGCTCCTGCCGCCTCCGCAACCTGCGCAGTCGTCGGCGTAGCCTGGAAGCCGCCAGCCACGGCCAGTCCAGCCGGTCCCTGCTGCTGTTGCGAACCAGCCGGAAGCCGGGCAATCTCACGGTCTAGCGCCGCCACATCGGCTGTATTGCCCGCCGCGATGGCTCGCGCACGCTCTTGCGAGAGGATGGCGAAGCGGTCGCCGTCAGCGGGCGAACTTGCACCAGGCATCGGACGCGGCGCGGCACCTTGCGGACGCGGCGGGGCGACAACCTGCGAGCGCGGGACGTAGCGGTTTGAGCCATCCGGCGCGGTCACTTGCACCGGATCATAGTCGGCCTTGGACCGCTCTCCGGCGTTCTGATACGCGCCGTAAGTCTCCAGAGCACCGCGAGGAGCGCCGAAGGTCAGCCCGCCCTGCTCGTCCGGTTGCCACGCAACGGCCTTGCCATCGCTGGAAACCGACATGCCCGGCTGGAATCCGCCCTTGAAGCCTTGCGCGTTCGTGTTGACGAGGTTGCCGTTGATGTTCTGCCAGTTCGGCTTTGCCCGCTCGGCCAGCAGTTCGGAAATCTTCTTGCCGCCGTTGAACATCACATCCGCTTGGATCGCTTGCTCAGGGATGCCAAGCTGCCGGGCGTAGCTCACCAGCCCGCCGCCCTCGCCTTGAGGTGCGACCGGACCCATGCCGCCCGGACCGGGCGTGAACGCACCAGCAGACGCGGGGCCGTTACCGTACAAAAGCTGGTTTTGCTGCTCTTGCGCCTTGCGGGCAAGCTCCATCTTCTGCTGGCGCTCCAGTGCCTGCGCCTTCGTCTCGTCAACCTGCGCACCTAGCAGACCGAGCTTGGCCTGCATGTACTGCTGCTCCATCTCGCGGCTTTTCGCGCCGTCGAGGTGTTGCATGGCAGCGCCGAAGCCCGCCGCAGGGTTACGCGACAAGAGCCCTTGCCCGACGAGGCCGAGAGCGGACCATTGATCTTGATTGAGCAGACCCATGCTTACCCCCACAGTCCCATTTTTCCGGCCAGAGAAGCGCCGCTAAGCAGCCCGCCCGCGATGCCTTGCCACTTGCTGCTGCTGTCGCTGCCACCGCTAGCAGACGGCAGCGCCGTATAGGGCCGATAGATGTCGCTCGCGGCCTGCATCGGTTGCCAGAGCTGGTTTTGGCTCTGATTCAGCATGTTCATGCCGAGGTTTGCGCCCAAGTAGTCTTGCCCGCGCTGCTGGCCGTAGAACTGCTGGTCTTGGCCGTACTGTTGCAGCGCCCGGTTCTGATCCTGGTTGTAAAGCCCGCCCATGAAATTCGCCGCTTGGCCGGTGAAGTTGTCCGTTCCTTGCGAGATGGCCTGAGCCTCGGCCACGCCCTGACGCGAGCCGCCAAGACCGCCCACGCCCACCGAGTTACCCCGGATGCCTTGCAGGTTCTTGCCGATCATGTCGTTGGAGCGGCGTTGGAGGTCGTCCAGCACCCCTGAGATGTAGGGGTTGGTAGCCGTGGTCGGCGCGTTGAGCTTGACCTGCCCGTAACCATTGCCCGCCATCGGCTGCGAGAGCAACCCGCCGCCAGTGGTCGCCATCTGCCCGGCCTGCTGCTGCGCCTGCGGGATGGCTGACTGCATCGTTGCGTTTGCGTTGGGCAGGAGCGAGCCGAACACATACGGGTCGAGCCGGGGGTCCATCTGCGCGAAGCCAGAGCCGCCACCGGAGCCGCCTGCACCACCGCCACCGCCCGCACCCGAGGCAGCGCCTAGTGCGGTTGTGGCAAGCCCTGCGAGGGTCTTGGGGCTGCCCAACAGGCTAGTCAGCGTAGAGCCGATTCCGCCAGCACCAGCGGTGCCCAATCCTGCGCCGCTGATCATGGAGTTGATAGCAGCATTCGACATCACGCCTCCGCCAGCTTGAGCGCCGACTACGCTGCCAGCAGCATCGAGCGGCAGGCCCGTAGCGGTCAGGTCTACCGCGCTCAAGCCGCTGAGCCCTTGAGAGCCGCCCATCGTGCTAGTCAGCCCGCTCAGCCCGCCCGCCGCCGTCGCAGCACCCGAGCCACCAATCATCCCGGCAGCGGTCCCAGCTTCCGCCACACCGCCGAGCCCGCCGAGCGAGCCAAGCGCGGAGTTACCCAACCCCAACCCGCCGCCACCAAGGCCCAGCATCGTGGCGCCACCACCGGCTGCGAGGGCCGCGAGAATCAGCAGCTCCATCGGGTCTTGCGCGTTCGGGTCCTCCACCTCGAACTGCGAGGTTGCATTGCCCTGCGCGTCGTACACCGTGCCTGTCTTGCCCTTGTACCAATCACCCGTTCCGGCAGAGACATACTCCGCGCCAGGAAGCGATGCAATGGAACCATCGGAGCCGGTTTGCGTGTTGTAGGCGCGAACGTAGTCCTGTCCGTTCATCGTCACCGTTTGTCCGCCGTCCCAGCCGGAGGCGCTAGGCTGCATGGCGGCGAATTGCGCCATGATGTCGTCCCAAGAATTGCCGCCCATCTCGTCCCCCTTTATCCAATGAAGGTCCACGCGCCGGAGCGGTAGATGTATTTGCCCGCCCCGCTACCGGGGTTCCAGTCCGTCCCATCCGCCTCGACTTCCATTCCCTCGCGGACCTTCTTCGGTTCGGCGTGCAAAACCTGGAATTCGATGTACGGACGGGCAGCGTTGAGGGCTTGGGCGATCTGCGCCAATTCCTCGCGCAATGCCTTGACCAGCGCCTGCGGTTCTTCAGGCAGGTAGTTCGGGCTGTAGCTCAAAACCGGCCCCCTGCGTCAGGCACTTCAAGCTGATACGTCCGCAGGGCAATCGGCTGATCGCCCACACCTTCCAACCGCACCGCAGCGAACCTGCCGCCCTTGGTGAACTGATTGACGTAGTTCGACGTTCCCTGCGTGTACGAGGACGAGGCGGAATAGGTCGGCGCGTCGTCTGGGTTCATCGTGGTTGACAGCTTCACCGCCACTTGCACGCCAGACACAGCATCGACACGCGGGCGCATCCGGCTAATGCTGCGGATGGCGTCTCCCGATTCGCTCAAGGGAATGCCGGTCTTCTCCAGGTGCCAATCAATGCTTTCACCAAAGTCAAGCGAACCTGTGTTTGCCAGGCCAATCCGAGGAGAGGAGGTCGCCACGATCAATCGAGCTTCGTTGGAACTGGCTTCGTTCTGGCTCCAAACGCTCGTCACCGTGTCCCAAGTCACCGTTGCGGGTTGAGCGGCCCAGGTCATTGCAGCAAGGCCGGAGGAGACAAGCCCCGAAGTGCCATAGGTCAGGCCGGAGACGGTGAAAACTCCCCAGGTGTTGTCCTGCCAGTTCCACGCGGCTACGGTGTCGCAGTCGTCCTGCCCGGTAGACGGAAAGACAACCCACACCTCAGTTTCTTGCGGGTTCAGGCAGACAAAGGACCGTTGCGCGTTGGCGCTGTCCATCGTCGCGGCCAGCCACTTCCTGACGACACCCTCCGCAATGGAAATGGACTCGCCGCCAGAGTGCAGGCGCACATCGCCGTTGGTCAGGAAGACATGGCCTTTCGGGGTCTGCACGACACAACCCCGATTGAGCAAACCATCCTTACCCGGAAGCTGCTGGAAGCTGAAAACGTCATTGCCGCCGATGTAGCGCATCGCCACCCGACCCTCTTGACCGTAGAGGATCAGGACATCACCGAACGGGAGCGCGTCTACCAGGTGTCCGATGCCGACAAGATCCTGCTCGCCTGCGTCGTTGGTCGCAGCAGCGGTCCAGGCGGTCGGCAAAGAGCCCGGCTCGGCTGCGTTGCTCCACATCACGCGATAGGGATACTTCGTGCCTGACTTGGTGACAGCCAGCGCAACGAGGTAGTTCTTGAACGCCCGCAGGCTGTCTGCCTTGGTGCCTGCCGTCCATCCGCCAATGGTCGCGAGGTTGGTTGCAGGGTTTCCGTTCCAATAGGAGGGATCGTCGGTGCCGTTGTTCATCACAAGGACGCCGTTGAAGTCGCCTCCGGTCCAGCGGTCATCCCTCGCGCCAGAAGGAGGCGTGCCGGTGATGTCAGTACGGGTCGAGCCATCGTCCACAAACACCGTTGCAGTGCCCGCCTGGACGAGAAAACGTGCAGTTGCCGTGCTGTACGTGCCGATCCAATACGGGGTTGCCGTAGGCGTCGTGTAGGCCGCAGAAATGCCCTTGCGCTTCTCGGCAAAGCCATTGCGAAACCGCACGTTGGACGCATCCGACCAAACGCCAGGCGCAAGCTCGCTCGGCAAGAGGTCGAGATTGACGCCCTTGCCGCATTCCTGAATCGGAAGGAGCACGTTACTTCCCGATGGCGATGTAGAAGGCCGAGTAGCCAGCCACGCGGGCTCCGGTATCGCCCCACAGGGACGAGGTGAAGCCTGAAGCGCTGGTGCTCTCCACCGTGCCGTGGACAGCAGCGTTAGCGCCAGGCGTGAGCAGAACCACATAGCAGGTGCTGGCGAATGCGGAGCTAAAGTTGGTCGTCACAGCCGCGCCGGAGGCTGAATTGGTCGTCGGACCCCACTTCACCCGCAGACCGTCCGGCAGCGCAATCGAGCCCGATGCCGCGTGCGTGTAGGGCATGAAATCGCCCTGGAGAACGGACTTGATCAGGCGCAGGTGTTCGTCACCTTGCGACACGGCATCTCCGCTGGCCGGGTTGCTCGTAACGAGTTCGTCAATGGTGGTTGCAGTCTCAAGAGCCATGATTACCTCGCACGAATGGTCAGAATCCCGCCATCGAATTGGTTACGGTCGTCCGAGCGTTGGACGGCATCGAGCAGGGCCGCAGCCTTCTCGCCCCACAGTTGCACTCGGGAGTCGTCTTGCGTAAACAGGACCGACTCAACGAGCGTGGCGAACAGGTACAGGTCCGGGTGGCTGGTCAGCAGCCAGTTGGTGCTGTTGTCGGCCAGGGCAGGGATTTCCTTGTAGTAGGTGCCCTTGATGCTCCCGACACCATCACACTCCACGGTGCTTTTCGTCACCGCAAAGCCGGTCGGTGAGCTGGTGCTGATTTCCTTGGCCCTGATCCACTCGATAGGCTTGGGTTGCAGCGTGTAGTCATCGTCGCCGTCATACCGAAGCTCCTTGAACGCAAGGAAGCCGGTAGGCAGGGACGCGGAGCCGTTGGTCAGCGCCGTGGAGGCAAGCGTTTCCTCCATATCGGTGGTGCGCAGCGAGCGGTTAAACCGAGCCTCGGCAAAGCGGATGAACCCTGGCACGCGGTCAGTGAAGGCCGAATCGTCGCGGTGCGCCCAATTGGCGACTGCCGTCTGCAATTCAGCGTAAGTCGAGACAGTCATCCCAGCCACCCGTAACGGTCGGAGTACTGCGGCACGTGGTCAAAGAACTTCGGCCCCGCAGCAGTGAATTTCAGGAGGGGGCTTTCCGCAGGGATGTGGACCTTGATCCCCTTCCCCTTCGCCAGCCCAATCAGGTACTCGACGTTCGGCTTTTGGTAGCCGTACTCGTCATCACCCTTCATGTCCACGCCCCACAGGCCGATCTCCTCTGCGCCCTCATGGATCGCAAGAGCCAGGGCGTAGGCAATGGAGCTGTTCCAGTAGTAGCCGGTCGTCTGCGCCACTTCCTCAAAGGGGTAGCGCTTGCCGTACTCGCTGTCGATCTGCATGTACGGCTGACACTCTTTCAGGCGCTCCATGTAGCCCGCAGGCCGCTTGGAATGCTCCGAGGTGAGCAGGCGCAGGTCGTGCATCTCAAAGAGCCGATCCATGTAGCGCCACTGCCCCTCATGCCAGGGCAAGCCCCAAAGCTGCCAATCGGCTTCTTCCCACGGAGCCTGACGCCAGGTGTCCGACAGACCGACAATCGCAACCTTCATACCCACCGCTGCTTGAAGGAGGCAATGGGCTTGCCGTTGACCGTCAGCCACACAGGCTCGTTCTGCTGGATGTACAGCAGCGCCCTACGCCACTCCTGCGGGTCCGGGGACAGCAGGTTGTAGCCAAGGTTCTTCAGCGCGATGATGTGATCCCCCTCGATCTCCATCACCTTGGTCAGCAGCTTTCCATTGCTGATGTGGTGCTTCGGAGCGAGTGCCCGCGCTTCCTTGTTCGCCTCGATGGTCGCGGTCGGGTCGTAGATGGTTTCAACGACCAGCCGATCCTCGGACTCGATGTAGGTCGTCTTCTCCATCAGGCCCAGCGTCCCGGCGTGACGTACAGGGTCGAGCCCGCAGCACCAGCGATGTGCTTGATGTCCAGACCGCCCGTGGGCATGGCAAACGTCTCCGGCTGGTCAGGGCGTAGCGGAATGCCGTTGGCAGTGGTCGGAGCCGTGCCGTCCAGACGGACAAACACAGTCTGCGTGCCGATCACCAGCAGGCGCACCGAGCCGTCGATGTCATTGAGCTTGGCCGACAGGCTGATGGTCTCCGCGCTGGTCGTGACTGCTTCGTTCTGCGTGACGCCAGTCGGCAGGAAGGTTTTGTTTCCCATGCTTTCTCCAATGAAAAACGGGGCCGAAGCCCCGTCCCTCTAGTTGCTGCCTGATTAGCTCGCCGTCGTGATCGTGCAGGCGTCGAACGCCGACACAAACGCATGGGCGTACCAGAACGTCCCATCGCAGAACAGTTCAACGCGGTCGCCTGCAACTGCCTTGGCGTCAACCAGCGTGATCGTGTCGCCGCCCGTGGTTTCCAAGTCGCCATCGCTGGCAGCGTTGAGGTCCGACGAGAACACTGCACCCTTGATGACGTTCGCCGAGGCGTTCGTCACGATGGTGTAGCTCGCACCCGCAGGCGCGGCCTTGACGATGAACGTGAAGCGCATGCCGATCTTGGGAGCGGGCAGCGTGGACACGAACTCGGTAGCGGAATTGAGGAAGAACGTCTTGCCTGACTCGTCCGCAGTGATGACGTTCGTAGCCGTCACCACCTCGGGCGGGAAGTTCTCGACGCCCACCCCCGAGACGACATCCACCCGCTTGGTGGAGCCATCGGTGGCCGGTTTGGTCTGAATCATGGTTTCTCCTGTAGGGAGAGAAGCCCCCGAAGGGGCCTCCCTTCATCAGCTGGTGGTCAGGTCGTACACGGCGCAATGGCCCTTCTCGTTGCGCACTTCCATCGTGTATTCCACGAGGATCTGCTTGCGCTCGGAGTCGCCGGTCTTCGCCAGTTCCTTGGTCTGGAAGTCGCGCAGCGTCGAGAACTCGACCATCTCCGGGTCCACGAAGAACACGGTGTTGGTCGGGGCCTGACGGCACGGCACCAGGCGGATCTCCGTGCCCAGCGGGTCAACGTACACCTCGACGTTGTTCGTCACCTTGCGCTTGTCACCGTCGCTCATCTTGGTAGACGAGCCAGAGAACGCGGCGAACTTGCGCTTCTGGAAGGCGTTGCAGATGCCCAGCGAGGGATTCGCACCGTTGCTCCAGCCGGTAGCCAGCGCAGCCTCCACCAGCGACTCGTCCAGCACGCGGGCGGTGCCTTCGGTGTACGCATCCGAACCATCACCCGTAGCGGCGGTGCCATCCGACGCCTTGGAGATGTTGGTCTTCACGTAGCAGGACAGGCCAGCCATCTTGCGAGCGAGCGTGTCGTTGCCCGCGACGTAGGCAACGTCTTGCAGCAGCGTGGTTTCCACGTCGCGCTTGAGTTCCTTCATCTTGTCGGACATCTCACGCGCCATCGTGGAGCGCATGCCAGCGTTGTTCACCGCCTCTTGGGTGCCGGTCACGCGAGCAACCTTGTCCGAGATTTGGGTGTAGTTGAACAGGCGAACGTTGGTGTTCGCAGCGTCCGTGGTGGCGTCGTCACCTTCGATCACGGCATTGGAGCCGGACGCGGCAGCAAGAGCGCGCGTCAGCCACTCATGCTTGGTGCTGGTCGCCTTCCCCTTCGGGATGGCAGACAGGAACGGCGTTTCCGTGGGGGTAACGTCGTAGATGATGTCGGAAAGGTCTTCGCGACGGCCCACGTGGTCATACGTGGAATGGGTGTTGCTCGGTTGAGCCATGATGAACTCCAGCGCCTCTCGGCGTTAAGGGTTAAGCACGCCCGGTAGCCAGCAGATAGGCTTCAATGCCCTTCTTGCCACCGGACTTCTGGACGGATTGCTTGAGGTTTCGCAGGCTCTGTTCCTGCGTGTTCTGCTGCGCTTGGCCGGGTTTAACCAGCTTCGGTGCCGTGCGAACGCGGTTCTCCACTTCCGGGCGCGACTGCTGGAGCTTGTCAGCGAGCATTGCCTTGCGCAGCACTGCTACGTGGTGGGCTTTGCTGATGCTGTCCACTTCCGAGGGCTCGTAACCGGCCTTGATGGCCCAATCACGAATCTCCGAACGCTCTTTTTGTGCGACCGTTGCGTCCTTCCATTCCGGGATCAGCTCGGGCAGACGTGCCGCCTCGCGCTGCAAGGACTCCTGCGTTGCCGCATTCGTCTTGTGCTCGCTTTGCGCCTTCTCTTGCTGGATGTTGTGGAACACCCCGCGCAATTGGGCTTGCTTTTCCTGGAACTTCTGACGCAGAAGCGCCGCCTGCCCTGCGTCCTGCTGCTCCAGAGCGGGCCAGTTGATGGACTGGAACTCCTGAAGTAGCTGGTTCGCCGCGACGTTGGCTAGGTTCTCCGCGTATTGCAGACGCTGCGAAAACTGCTGCTCTGCCTCTTGCATGCGGGCGTTCAGAGCCTTCTCACGCTCCGATGCTTCCCGCGACTTCTTGTCTACGTGCTCCTGCAATTGGTAGGACTTGAGCAAGTCTTGGAGCTTGGCAGCACCTTCAACCCCATCGACCTTGGTCTTGAGCTTGACCGTGCCGTCCTCATCGAGGTCTAGCGCGGCTTCGTCAATACCGAGGTACTTGGCGAGGTCGGAGGTTGTTAGCTGCGGCTCGTCGGACTGCTGTCCATCGCCTTCAGGCTTAACGTCTTCGGTTGCTGCACCGTCAGCAGGGTCATCCTGCTTGGGTTTGCCTGGATCGTCCTGTGCAGCGAGCATGCGCTCGATACGGTCCAGGGGGTCCAGCGTACTTGCGCCCTCGTTTCCGGGGGTAGGGTTCTGCGGTTCCAGTTCGTCTTCCACTAACTCTCCATGCCGACGCATCACTGCGCTGGGCTGCACCAATCTAGCCTTCCGGCTTAGTGGCTGGGTGCTGTCAGCCTGCTAACCAATCTGGCGGAGGTGGGGTTTAACCGATTCGGGCCGCCCTCCCCACTGATCCCGTCAAGCGCCATGCGCCTCCGCCAAAACCTATCGCTCGAACCGCAGCGGCCTACGCTTGCGCTCCAGTTCGGCAATCTCGATCTCGGCCATCTCGCCGTCTTCGACCTTGCGGATGAACTCTTGCCTGACAGCCTGCAAGAGCTGCCGGGAGATGACGATGCGCTGCGCCTTGTCCTTGTTGTCGGGGTCGCAGGACAGCGCTACCTGGTCAAGGTAGCCCGCCACAGCGTCCCACGCCTCAACAAAGTGCGGGTTGCGCAGAAGCTGCTTGGCCTCCTCGCCCACAACCCGGCGTTCTTGGGGCGAGAACATCTCACGCAGTCGGCTAATCATTCGCCACCCTCCACAGCCGCATCAGAAGCCCCTTCCTGCGCCGCGCTGAGCGTGGTCTGCGCACTGAGCTGGGCAACGTCAATCTTGGCCTCGTTGTTCATCCGGGCAATCAGCGTGTCAACCTGCGCCTTCAAGGCTGCACGCTCACGCTCAAGCTGCATCGTCATCTGCGCTTTGACCTGCTCAAGCTCCATCTGCATGGACAGCTTGGCCTGCTGCTGCTGCGCCTCCATCTCCTGACGGTTCGCATCGGTCTGCTGCTGCATCTGCATCCGCATCTGCTCTAGCTGCTGCGTGCTCTGGAGCTTGGCCTGCTCGATCATCACCTCAGGATTGGGCTGATTCGCCGTCTGCTGCTTGAGCGCCTGGTACTCCTCGCCGTTCGGGGCCAGGGCGTACTTCTCGGCCAGTTCAAAGCTCATGGCGTTTGCCACATCCTCAAACAGGGAGTACATCTTGGCGTACACCTGCGGAGGTGCCGTGGTCGCCGCTTGCAGCAAAGCTCCCTGCAACTGAGACAGCATCAGCAGCTTCTGCCGCTTTTCCTCCTCGTTGCCCGTACCAAGACCAACACGCACGGTCAGGTCGGTGCGTTCCTGCCACTCACGCGGATTCACCTGCACCCACTTGCCGCGAAGCTGCACCATGCGCGGCTGGTCCTGATGGCGATTCAGGATGCCGTGGGCCTGTAGAACAAGCTCCTTGACCCCGATTTCAGCGATCAGGCGGGTAATCATCTCGATCTTCTGAGATGCCCGGTTCAGGTGCTCCAGGAACGCACCCTTGGTCGTCTCTTTCAGGACATCCGGGTCCATGTCGGAGCCGGGACGCACACCCGTGCGGATCTCCTTGGTTTTGTCCCAGTAGTCGATCACCGGCATGATCTTGTCGATGATGCTCGGCGTGATCAGCGGCATGACGCTATCGCCCACCGGCCCTTCACCTCGGACGCGCTTCACACCGCCCGGCGTGGTGGTCATGATGTCGCGCAGGTTCACGCGCTCGTTGACGACCTTCTCACTGTTGTTCGTCAGGTAGACGTTGTCCATCAACTGACGGGTGAGCGTGGTCTTGATCTCCTGCAAGTCGGCCAGCTCATCGTCCAGCGACTCGCCCACATGCCGATGGGGCACACGCTTGCAGACAAAACCCGTCATCGGGACAGCGGGAATCGGCTCGTTCCACTGCTCGCCAGGCGGCAGCTTGTTGGCTACCGTGACGATCTTGCGCAGTTCGGCAATGCCATCGTCGTCGTAGTCAACGCGGATGTACGCTTCGCAGAACTCGATTTCATCCATCGAGCGATCACCCGAGGTCGCTCCGTCACTGTCGGACTCGTCATCCACAGAGTCACGGGCGTACTCCTGCGAGTCGTGATCGCGCTCGTTGTAGGCAGGCAGTTCATCCACGAACGAACGCGGCATGCCCATCTCAATAAGCTCGGAGCGGGTCTTTTTGGTAACGTGCTCGGTGAACGGCGAGTCTTGCAACGTGCCACGACACTTCTTGGACACGCGCACTTCCTCAGTGGGGACCGCCATCCAGACGAGTTTGCCCACCTTGCGCTTGATCTGGAGCTTTACGTCAAACACCTCCAGCGGCTGCGACATGCCGCCCTGCTCGGCGTGCTGCTCAAGCTGGACGATGCGGCTTTCCTGCCCCTTGATCTCGACCGTGGCACCCTTGCCCTCCAGGTCTTGAATCATCTTGGTCAGGGCGTCCAGCGTCAGGCCGGTGTATTCAACGTCCTCGATCTTGTCCTTCTCGTCCCACCAATGCTTCGCATAGCCGTTCTTCAGGAGCAGCGTGTCCTTGATGACATCGTGCAGGCCGACGAAACCGGGGTTGTCCTTCATCAGGACTTGGTTGACGTAATCGCTCTCCTGCTTGGCAAGCTGCTCATCTTCCGGGCCGACAGGGGTGAACTCACCGAGGTTGCCCGACTGCACGAAAGCGCGGACGATGGACGGCAGCGCCCAATCCACAGCCTCTTGCAGGTCACGTGAGACGACCTGCGACCTGCCGTCTACCTCATTGCCATAGGGGCGTCCGTGGTAGTGATCCATCGCGGCTGCACGCTGGTTCGACAGGTCGCCGTCCTCGGCTCCTAGCGAATCGTCACGGTGCGCCCGGATGATGCCGAGCAGATCGTTGTCGGTGAGCTTCACAGTTCTAGGCTCTTAACGCGGATGCCCTGTGCGGCCAGCATGGCAAGCACGGCGGTTCGTTGGTCGGGCTCTGTCTCAGCCGGGATCAGTTCCTGACCGCGCAGGGCGTTGATGACGCGCTTGATACGCTCGCGGACAGGAATACTGTCGCTCTGCCCGTTCCACACACGAACGGCGTACTTTGCAGACGCCACCTCACAGCCGGGAAGGCTGGCAACGGTCAGCTTCACAGTGGCCTTGTTGTCCGCTGCTTGCTCTTGCGGAGATGCCTCTAGCACCTTCGCCTTGGCCGGTCGTCCGCGTTTCTTGGGTTCGTTCATACGATGTACTTGGTATTCAGTTTGAGCGGCGCTTCCCACTCTTTGCTGTCGTTGGTCAGGTCGTCCGCGCACATCGCCAGGTAGCGGAATGCGTCCGCTCCGTGGCTGAATTCGTCGTGTACCGGCTTCCCCGGCTCGCCCGTCGCCATGCTTACGTGGCGCCGATAGCGCTTCAGGCACTCAATCAGCCGCTCCGCTCGCGTCTTGCTGAAGTACACCCGGGGGAACATTTCCCGGGCCCGCTTGATGCCCGCCTCTACGTCCGTCTGCGGCACCTTGCGAACGTCCCACTTCAGAGCGCCCATCACCGCAGCATCGCTCTTGCCGCTCTGATGCCTGGTGGCGAACCCGTCATGCGGTAGCCACGCCGAGCCCCAATTGATCGGCTGGCCGTCCAGCTTCAAGGCTCGCAGTTCGTCCGAGTAGTCCGCAAGGGTTCGTTGCGTCCCCTCGATGTAGCTGATGATCCGGATCTCCGAGGCAACCCGCTGCGCCAGGATGATGGACATCGAGTCGTTAAACCCGAGATCCCAGATGCAATGCGTCTTGAGCAAGGCATCGTGCGGCACCTCGGCAATCTTTGCCTGCGCCATCTGATCGAAGTAGATGGCACCCTCAACCGCTGGCTTGCACCGCCCTTCCCAAATGTGCGCGTAGTCCTCCGGCTTCATCGTCGCTTTGGCCTGCTTGCGCTCAGCCTCCAGCACGGTCGGAAAGTACGGGTTGTCCGAGTAGTTCAGCTCGACGTTCACGCAATCGGGCGGCGGCTTCATCGTGAACCGCTGGTGCGTCTCGTCGCTCTCCAACTGCGGGTTGTACGTGATCCAGATCTCGGACCCGTCCTTGCGGATGGTCGGAATCAGGATGTTCCAACTGTTCTTGGAAACGGCTTGCGCCTCCTCCACCCAACAGACATCGACCCCCTCAAACGACTTCAGGCTTTCCGCCGTTTGGTCGCTCAAGCCGGAGAAGAAGAACTGCGTGCCGTTCTTGCCCCGGATCTCGGTAGCTAGAACCTCGTAGAACCCACTCAACCCCAAAGCCTCGATCTGGTCCCGCAGGAGCTGATGCACCGACTGCTGAATCGACTTCTGCACCTCTCGCGTACACAGAACCCGCGTCGTCCTGTTCGCCCCCAGCAGGATGAGCGCCCGAGCAAAGCCCCAGCTCTTACCCGACCCCCGTCCACCTCGCGCCACCTTGTAGCGGCACGGCTGGAACAGAAAGCGCAGCTTCTTGGGAAACCGCGCCTCAATCAAAGATCAGCCTCACATCCTGTTTGACCGGCCCGCCGCCGTCACCAACGTGCTCCGTCCGGTTGAGCTTGGGCGCGGCGTACTCGGCCAGCTTCGCCATCAGGTCTAGCGCCTTGGCAGGGTCGGGCTTGCCGCTGTCCGTCCCATCGCCTTCCGCAACGAGAGTCAACCAACGAGAAACGTTGTCGCTGTTGTCCTCCAGCAGCTTGCGGACTGTCTCCCGGAACTCGCGAGTCACCTTGTTCGCGCTGCCAGGTTGACGCCCGCCTGTCTTGGGCAATCCCTTAGGGCGCGGCATTTGTTTTCCTATCTGTAACTGAAATGAGCGCTGCTCTCGCCTCGCTTAGTGATTGGTTTGCTACAGGATTCCAAGAGCGGTCAGGGCGTCTTCCCAGGCATCCGCGATGATCTGGCGTCCTGCGTTGTTCTCATGGATTCCGTCTTCAAAGCCGACCACTTCGTAAGCGGCGGCCAGGTTCCCGCTGCCGTCATTCAGGAGCGGTTCATGTGCCGTGATCCGGCCATCCACGTTCGTGATCGGGGTAGATCCACCGCCAGCAATGGCCGTGTTGATGTCCAGCCACTTCTGATAGGACAGCGGGCCGTTGGTCGCTCCGTAGATGTCGATCAGGCGCTGGCGGCAGGGCGTCATCTTGGAGATGAGCACCTTCGTTCCTGCGGATACGTCCGAGCGAACGTCATCCACCAATGCTTGCAGGCGGGCGATGGCTGCTGCCGTTGACAGCGCCGGGGTCGCCGCGTCGGTAATGTCCAGGTCGTTCAGGCCGACTTCGATAATCACCCACTTGGCATAGGCGTGATTGCTCGTCGTGGCGTTCCAGACCGTCTGCTGTTGAACGATGTTCTCGTTCGGCACAGCGAGATTGACAATCGGGCTCGTCGCCGAGGTCATGTACGAAGTGACCGAGTTCTGCCCCAAGTAGCTGGCAATCGTGCTGTCACCAATCGCGTAGCCGATCGCCCCGGTGTACGTGGGCACGGTCAGCCCTGCGAGCCCGGCAAGGTACGTCCGCGCGAGAGCAACCTCTGCGGGAGTGGCTGGCTGGTAGACCAGAGCACCGTAGAAGCTGCCGCCAAAGGCAAACCCACTGCCGTAGCCGCCAATCGAGATGTCCGCCCATCCCGACACATCGCACAGCAGATCTTCTTCCAGCAGCAAGTTCGTGCCGGTGTCCGTGAACAGTTGAGCGCGGGTGTTTGGCGACAGCTTCACGCCGTTCAGCATCGTTGCAACATCGCTCGCAATCGAATCCGGGGCAGAGGTGTTGCCAGATTGGCGAGCACCAATGAAATCGGAGGAAGGTGTCTTTGTCCAGAGAACGTGGTTGTTCGCAGCGGATGCGGACTGAAACACAGCCCCGAAGGCCATGCTCGCACCCCACCCGGAGATTGCACCGGCAAGGGCAGTGTTCGCCGCTACCGTGTGCTCGATGTAGTACTTCCCGTTGCCGTCCTGGCGCAGGATGCCGCGCTGTCCGTCTGTGGCGGCTACCCGGTGCCAGCCGTTGCCGGACTTGTCCAGCATCTTGCCGACGTTCTGACCCACGGCAGTAACAAGAGTCGTGCCCGCCCGGTCCTGGTAGAGCGTGGTCATGTCGGACGGGTCAAGCCACATCCCCTGACGACTGCCCGTGAACAGGGAGGCAGGCGTGGGCGTGGCTGCTGATCCGCCCCCCGCCCTTAGTCTGCCAATCGCACGAAGCGCCACGGATGCTCCAAATAGAAAAGCCGCCCGGGTTAGGGGCGGCTGAAGGTTTGCCAGGATGGCAACTGCGTGTGTTTCAGTGGCCGGTGCTGATCTCCGGCTTGCTCGCCACCTGCCAGGGCGTGAGCGATTGGAGGCTTCCGTCCGTGGGGCTCACTGGCATGTCCCCGCGTCTACTCGCCCTGCTGCGCATCAGCCTGCGCATTCACTGAAAAGGGGTGGGGACGCTCGTTGTCTAGGTGGCGGTCGGCGCTTCGCGAGCTGTGACCCCGTAAAGGTGACTGGAGAGCGTCCCCGAAAGCAAAAGAGCCCGCCGAAGCGAGCCCTTGATGAATATTGCAGAGACAGCTCCGCAAGCCCTAATGTCGTAGGTTTTGTCCTACTTGTCTAGTCTTTTGCGGCTTCCTAGCTCAACCTTGTGTCGCACTTTTTCATCCTTCTTTAGCAGCTTCGCCGCGTGCGCCTTCAGCTCGGCGTGCAGTTCGGGCGGCAGGAAGATGCCGCGCACCTCCTGCAATCCCTGCTCGGCGCGGCGCTGGCGGAAGGCTTCCTGTTTCTCTTTGCTGGATAGGGCCATGCGCCCATTTTCCACAGGCGGCCAAAAGTCCTTCCGAAAAGCGAACATGGTCATCGCGTGATCCTTCGTCCGCACTGCTGGCAAATGCCGACTCCAATCTCCTGCGGACTCCATCCGCCACACTTGCACGCCGGCGCTCCCGGGAGCCGCGCCCGGTCGTCTGAGTCAGGGAGTCCGAGCGACCAGCACTCGGCGTCTGTGAGGTTCCGGCCGAGAGCGTATTTCATTAAGTGGGCCTCCCCGGCTGGCGAGATCTTTGGGCGCGGTCCCTGCGGGTAGTCGAGATCGGCGTCAGAGGCGCTTGGTTGCTTGTGGCAATCAGCGCAGTCGACGCCGCCGCAGTAGGGGAAACCGCAGGCCATCAGGCCACCTCCACTGCGACGCTTCCAAACACGGCGTCAAGACCTTTGTCGGAGATTGCCAGTCCGTTGTTGCCGTATGAATCAACCCACTCAGCGTCGTCAACTTCGACCAAGTAGCCATCCCGAATCAGCGACCACTGCGATGCAATGCTCGTCCCGGCCAGCCGGCTGAGGTGCCGCTTAAACCCGCCGTTATCAACCACAGCGTTCAGCAGCTTCAGTCCGGCTGCGGTGGGGGTCGTCTGCTTGGTCATTTTGGCGTCTCCGGTTCGGGTTGTCGATGTAGTTAATGTAGGTAGGTTACGCGTAACCTACAAGCACCGTCCGACGAACGGTTATGCGTAACTCACTTCCACGCATAGAGCACCGGCGCGCCTCTAGTAGCTGCTGGCGGCTTCGGTACAACGGACCCAGATTGCACCAGTTCATGCAGCACGCGCTGAATGGCCTTGCGAGCTGCGCGGCGCTCCTTGAGGTTCAGTGTGCGTCCCTGAGTGGCGTAGCGGACGATCTGCACCATGCGGAACTCCCGCCCGGGAAACGCGCCCATCAGATCCATAACGTCCTTAGCGAATTTCATCGAAAGCCCCCTCCACGCGGCGCACCGCAGATTGCAAAAGCAGGTCGTAACTGTCCACGGTCAGCCCCATGCGGCGGGCTGCTACGTGCTTGCCGTGGTTCCGTCCCGATGTGTGCCTCCCCGGGTATTCCGCCTTGAGGACGGCTCGCTCCGGCCCGGCTAGGTCGTCATAGACCACCTGCACCTTTCGGGCGTGGCGGTCGTTCGGGCGGATGTGCGGGGCTTCCGGCATGTCGTCCGGGTTCCAGTCAGGAGGGGCGCGGTACTGGCTTTCCAGGCTTCCGCACTGAGTAGCGGGCAGAGGGTGCGGCCACTCTCCCGACCAGCACCAGCGGCTCCAGTTCACCAGCTCCTCATGGACGGCATCCGGTACTTGCCATGTCTCGTCCCGCTTCATGTGTCGCCCTTCCTCTGTTTATTTGTTGGAGTGGAGCCGGTTAGCTAGTCAAGGCGTGAATCCACGGCTTCAGCCATGCCCACAACACCGGCAAGCCGAAGATCAGCCCCGCCGTAACGGTCGCTGTGATGACAACGGCTGCAACGATGGTTGCGATGATTGCCTGTGCGATTGCGTCACCGATCATGTTCTCTCCTAAGTGCCAGGCAGGAAGGGAGCGCCTGGCGATCTCCGTTCAACTCAACGCAGCTTGTGACGGCGCACTCCGGGAAACTCCTCCACGGTGCCGGTCGTCGTCTGCTCGATGCGCAAGGCTCCCTCCCCTTGCACCTCAAAGAAGCCAGCCCGCTCCTGCCCGGTGGCTTTCAGGAACTCGACTTCCACCTTTGCCGAGTCCACCAGCACGGTTGCCACTTGGGCGACTGCTCTGGCGCGGTCAGGTTCCATCGGGGTTTCGCGGTTACGCAGGTCGGCCAGCGTGTCCAGCAGGTGCTTGCGAAGTTCATTGATGTGCGGCGTGCTCATGTTCTCTTTCGATGCGGTTGAGTTGACGGGTAATCGCGCCCTTGAGCTGGATTAGCTTTGCCAGTTCAGGGTCACGGTTGGCGGGGTGATTGCGTTTGGCGTTCTCTGCCCGGGTGATGCACTCCAGGCGGTCAACGGTCAGTTCCGCAGGATTGGTAGTGCGCTGACCGGGCTTGAAGACAACGATGGAGCCAGCCGGAACCGGACCGTGCTCCTTCGCCCACACTAGGGAGGAAACGCTTTTCCAATCCTTCGGCGCGTACCCGGTAGCTGTCACCTTCTGCTGCAGGATTCCGTCACCGTTCACGCGGTAGGTGCCGATGGGCACGAAGTTGCGCAGCGCAGCTCCTGCCCGGGTGCCGGTCTTGAACTGCGTATTGACGCTCTTGCCTCCGGCGTTGTATGCCTTGCCCTTGTTCCACGGCGTCAGGCCCTTCTGGAACCGGCTGGCGATCATCTTGGGATGCAGCTTGCCAAGCTGAATGCGCCCGGATGCCACTGAGGCGAGAAACTGCGCAGACTTCGCGATGCCTCGCAGGTTCGCCGCCTGGTAGACGGAGCCGGGGCACCGATCCAGCAGCGCCGCAACATCGGCGGTTGGCAGGTCGGGGTAAAGCTCGCGCAAAAGCTCAAGCTCCAGCGGAGACCAAGGGCGCCCCCTCATGCCCACGACCCCAGCACGTTGACCACGCGGCCACCGTCGAATGGCAGCGGCCACTCTGCGACCGTCTCCACAGCGGCACACTCCCAAACGCTCGTCACCGGGCGCTTAACGGGGATCTTCCGTGCGGCCTTCGGTGCAGCCTTCTCCGCGCCGTAGACCGGACGGGCGTAGATAACCCGCGTGCCGCCCCGGGCAAGGGGAGGCATGGTTCCGACGACTTCCAGAAGCCCGCGAGCCTTGGCATTCGCCAGCCCCTTGAGAACCTGCTGTCGGGTGAGCTGATCGCCCATGACTTCGTGAACTTCGTCCATCGTGGCCTTGCCTTTGGCCCACACCACTTTTGCGACTTCAACTGAGATGTTCATTTGCTCTCCAGTTCCTTGCGTTTGAGTCGGTAGGTTTCGCGGATGGCCTCGTAATCGGCCTTGCGGTATTGGTTCGGCGGGTGCGGTCCCTTGAGCGCAGCCAGCCGTTCAGGGCCGATCCTGTTCAGCAGTTCTGCCTCGTACTTCTCAGCGACCGTCCGCGCTTTGTGCGAGAACTTGCCGCTTCCCGCGTTGCAGGACTTGCATTGCCGCCAGCAGTTGTCCTCGTTGAACGCCAGTTCCGGGTAAGCGCCACGGCCTAGGAAATGGCCTGCGTCCCACTGCCCTCCCGGCTTCATTGGTGGGTCAATCACTCCGCAACTCACACAGGGAAGGTGCGCGTCTCGCGCCCGGATGAAGTCGTTAAAGGACTTCTGCGCTTCCGCCTTGTAGTCGCTGGTGCGTTTGAGCGCTGCCTTGCGAGCCTTGAGCGCAACCTTTGCCGCAGCCCGGTCCTGCTTCACCTTGCGGGCAGCGCAGAGAGGTCCGCAGACCTGTTGCATGGCACGCAGGGGGAGGAAGCTGTTGCCGCAGTGGGCGCAGGCTTTGGGCTTGGGCTGAAAGGGCTTCATCAGTCAACCCGCGTGAGCGACAGGATGGTTATTTTTTCTGGCGCAATCGTGCGACCATGCTTCTCTGCCAACTGGTCTGCAACACTTTGGCGGATAGCAAAGATGTCAAGGGTTCCCTCGACAGTCCACACTCCATCCGCATGGATGACCGAAGCGCCGTCATTCGTCATCGCGCAAAAGTGGTAGTTCTTGCTCACAGGTTCGCCTCCCAAGCGTCGATAAAGGTGATGAGTTCCGCGCATTCAGCCTTGGTCAGATCCGAGGTGCGGCGGAACACCACATCCACCCCGTAGCCATCCAGCGCCGGGAGGACGATCACGGCATCACCGCGAGCACGGAGCCACGCAGCCACTAGCAGCCGCTTCCACACCTCTACTTCCCACTTGCGCCCCGCCCATTCGTGCTTGTGGGCAATCTCGGTCAGGCGAGCATGTAGGAGCGCGTTCTGCGGCAGGTTGCGCGTCTGCGGCTTGAGCAGGAGAACCCACCGCCCTCCCCCTTGCAGCACGGTTGCCAGGAAGGGGAATAGCTGCGCCTTGATGGCGGCCCAGGCTTGTTGCCGGGAGTGCAGTTCGATGGTCAGGCTGTCGCTCATTGCTCCGGCCTCCGTGAGTACCCGACGAACCACGCACCATCCTTGCCCAGGAGCCCCGTCATCCGCCAGCCGTAAACGTCTTCGTCCACCATGACCCGCGAGCCAAGGGTGATGTTCGCTACTTGCACCACGAACCACAGGGAAAAGACAAAGTACGTCAGGCCAAGGACGATTGCGCCGAAGTCAATCCAGGTCATTGCTTCTCCCAATCCCGGTAAGCGGCGCTAGGCGTGTAGCCATACCCTGCCCGCAGGCGCAACATGCCGGACTCGCTAGAGATCACAGACACGCAGCTCCAGACATCACCCTTGAACCGGATGTGCGGCTTCACGCCTCACCTCTGCGATGTACTTGGGCAACTCCGCATAGAGCGAATCCCGCATCAACTCCTTCAGCCGGTGCGCTGCATACCCGTTCTTCCCGTTGGTCAGAGGGTTGTCCGCTAGCTGCACCAGCCATGCGGCCACCTCGCGTAAGTGCTGCTCGGGGTCCATTCATCGCCGCTCCTCGCGCATTGCTGCAAACTCGCGCAGACGCTCCTCCAGCTTGCTAACGAGCCACGCATTGCGGGCTGCTTCGTCTTCGGGGTAGTGACGCAGGGCAAGCGCCCGCATCGTCTCGATCTGCTGGTTGATGGGGGTCACAGCGGCTGCTCCAGGTCGCCCGTGACGTACAGGGCCATGCTGATGACGCTTTCCGGGAAGTGCTCTGCGCCGAGCTTCCACAGGAAAAGGATCTCGTTGGCGCGAACGCGGGTCATGTAGGTCATGCCGCCTCCTTCCGCGCTTGCAGGCGGTAGCTGGCCCAATCGAAGGGAATCCAGCGGGAGGTTTCCGTCAGCCGGTCGAAGGCGCGTTCACCGATGAACGTCTTGAGCCCGGCCTTGTCCTGGTTGGTCAGGAGGATGGTCGGGCGCATGTTGCGGTAGCGACCGTCCAGAACGTCAAACAGAATCGTTTGCTCGCCGTCCGTGCCGTACTGCACGCCGATTTCGTCCACCACCAGCAGCGGGACGTTGTTGAAGGTGTGCAGAACGTCCGATTCGCTGTTCTCCGAGTCCTTGCGCCATGTGCCGCGAACCGCCCGGATGATGTTCATGCAGGTCGTGTACAGGCCAACGCGCTGGGGCAGCAGACCTTGCAGGATGGCTCCGGCGATGTGGCTCTTGCCCGTCCCCGGCATCCCGGAAAAGATCAGCCCTTCCCCGCGCTTTGCGTACTGAGCGAAGTTATCCAGGTAGTCCCGAGCAATCGTCAGTGCGTACTTCTGCTGCTCCGTGACGGCATGGAAATTGCCTAGCGTCTTCCCGCTGAATCGAGCCGGAATGGCGATCTGCTCTAGCTTCGCCTCCAGGTCGGCGCGGGCTTGGTCGGCGGCTCGCTGCTCCCGGGCTTGCCGGTCCTTTTCGGCGTCGATTGCGGAGCACTCCGGACAACGCGCCCACACTTCGCGGCCTCGCGGCAAGCGATGGCCGGACGCCATGTAGGGGCCGTGCTGCTCGCAGTTTTGTTCTGCCGGGCCGATGGGGCGGATTAGGTCCGCAATCGACTGGGCGGTGTCAGTTGAATGATCCATCGTCGGAGACTCCTTCACGGTAGTTCTTGCCGGAGAACCCGGCGTGTTTGCTGGAGGTGCCGGTCTTGCCAGCGACGGGCGCTACGCCCATGCGCTTCTGATACCAACCGGCGTTGAATCCGACCCAATTGGCCTCGCAGCAGAACGTGATTGCGTCGGACAGGGAGAGCCCCGCCTTCTCCGCTTCACGCACCAAGCCATCAAGGGCGGTTTGAGTCAGCTTCGTCTTGCGGACAACCATCCAGTCGGCAAGCAGCGACTCCGGCACCCCGTCAATCGAGGTGATGCTTCTTCC